GTACTCTAATGGATATAACCAAATTCCATGTACGTTAGTATAACTTGTTTGCAGTCTATAAAAATTTTCTGTGTCTAAAAATATTCTGTTATATCCAGCCATAAAATTCCTCCTGTGCTATTTAGCCACCTGCAAATAGCTTTTTACTCCATCTACTATAATATATACAAACATCGTGACGGAGATGAAGTTTTCTTTTAGAAATTTGATGAAGTCAAATTTTCCCTTGTCGTCAACCGTATTTAATTTTACATCTAAGGTTTCTAATTTACCATGCAGTTTTGTTTCCAGTTCATTTATCTTTTTATCAGTGGCTACTTCTATCTCACCGATTTTCATTGAATTTTGTTCCTGTGCTTCAGCGTTTCTTTTAATATCCTGCAACACACCAATCAAAGTTCTTTGAAGTCCGCTAGTTGTTTCAGTTAGTCTATCTATAGCTGTGGATAATTTTTCTTGAATTTGTAAATTTCTTTCAAAAATAGCAGAATAAACGGCGATGCTCTTATCCAGTTGCATGACCTTATCCTCCGTTCTGGTAAATCTTTCTTCTAGTTGGTTTAATCTTCTGTCCCCAGAAGTTATTTCCTCTCCCATAAAAATATACCATTTTCCTTATAGATTTTTTCATTTACTGAAAACTTACTCGTGTCTGGGCAAATAACTCTAATGTTGTTACCTTCACTATTTTTCAATATAAGAAAATTTTTACCAATTAAGACAACTTCAAACTTTTCTTTCTTTATTTCTTTAATGACTTCTTTCTTTGGATACTGATAATTATATGCTACCTCTTTATCTTCCTTTTTCTTTTCTTCCATTTTTCACCAACCTTTATTTGTGGGGCTATATTTCTATAACCCCACAAACTATTTTATTTAGATAGTCACAGTAATTTCAGCGAAAGCGTCAACAGTAGATTTAGCAGTAATGAAGACTGAGATGGTGGTTGTTCCAGCACCAACCGTTGTCACAAGACCACCCGCACTAACCGTAGCAACACCAACGGTATCACTAGCGAAAGTCAAAGCAGACATCGGAGGAGTTGAAGGACTTCCACTTTCATGAAGGGCTTTCAACACGAGTTGTCGAGTCGCAGGATGAACTAGGGCAATTTCTGAAGGAGCAAAAGCCAAAGCATACACATCATCATACCAATTGGAGGCAAGACGAATTTGTTTGATGTAACCGAACACATCTTGATTTGCACAACCAGCCACACCTACGGGGGTGTATGACAAAGCACGAGCGGTAAGAGGAGTCGTAGAAACTCCGTCCATCGTCATGCTGAGAGTGAAGTTGCCCGTGAGTTGAACTTTGGGGAACACGATTTGAACGCTACCAACAATATTTGTCGATTCGTCACTTGAAGCCAATTGAGCATCAAGAACGAGAGTAACGATTGAAGGAATGATATTTGCGGGGATTGTAACTTCTTTAGCCGCCGCATCTGTCTCATAGTATCTAGCGCAAACAATTTCTCCACTTGTGCCTGTAGCAGAAGTGAATGTTTGAGAAGTGAAAGCCAATCTTTCAATTGAACCATCGCTATGTGTAACCCAAGCGTATTTTGTGGCACTACCCAAGAATCCCGCAGGAGTCCCAAGAACCGTACCAGTCAAGCCAGCACTCAAAGTAACATTCTCTTCCGTCCAAACATTTGCACCATTGGCAATAGCTTCACCAGTTGAAAGTGAAATGAACGGGAGATTGAATTGAGTATCTGTCAAGGTAATGTTCATGTCGGGAGAATTGAAGTAAATATACTGCAATGGCGCACCCTTACCACCACGAACATCCGTTGAATTAACCGACAATTCCATAGTCGATTCTGAAAGCGTCTTTCCAGCCGCCAACATATTTTGGTCGCCATCATACATATAGTAATCGGCAACAGAAACCATAAATAATTTTTCTGCCATTATAAATCCTCCTTATTTTTTTCCTCTACCGCCAGTTTTATTTCTTGCCGCAGAAGGCTTACCCGACATAGTATCTTTTATTTGTTCGAATGGAACTAGGTCAAGTTTATTCTTAGTCAAATCGGACATCCAATGTTTTATGAATGATTTATCTTTGAACTCAACCATTCCACTCATGGATGCACCCAAATATACCTTATAATGAAGTTGCAAATCTGCTCTTTCCAATATCTTCGTAAACTTACGAATCGAGAGGGAATAGATTTGCTCCAACGATAGACTAGATGAAATCAAAACACAAACTATTTGGTCTTCCAAAGAAGCCATCTTTCCAGATGACTTATTTCTTAGTTCCTGTGCTTTCTTCATATTATCTCGAATTTCTTTTTGAATAGTATCGTCAGGTAAATCGACCATGTTATATTCACATATTATTTTTTTTATTTCATCGAAATCCGATGAGTTATACTCGCGTCCATCCACGATAAAAATAGGCTTATTCTTTTTATTTCTAGCATAAATAACTTTCAAGTCTGGATTTTTTGTGACTATTTTTAGAACAGCATCAAAGAACGCAATATACGGAAATTCATCCGTATTTATAGAATACATATAATCCATGTATGTCATGGATATTGTTTTCGCATCATTTATACTGTTCTTATCCAAAGTGAAACATTCAGCGAAATAAAAGAACGATAAATAATCCCTCATTCCGACAGGATGAATCTCTAATCCTTTATATGAAATAACATCATCGTAAATATACGACATTTCATATTTAGAAAATTCTTTAGCCATAATTCATACTCATAAAAAGTTGTTTACCGATGAAAGGAATTTGACCAGTAACAATCATTCTGTCTGTTAGTTCTCTCTTTCCATCGAAATACAGAACTCCAAGTCCACCCTTTATTTGAACACCGTTCATCGTTTTTATCAACTCATTTATAATTATATCGTTTCTAGTTTTGTAATTAGAAAGATGATTTATTTTATAATGAGCATAGACTTGAAAAGATACAGTGATAATTCCAACAGTTCTTGTTTTAGGTGTGATGTGCCAATGAGAAATTCTCAAAAGAGTTATTTCTTTTGTTACAGCGTCAGGCTGTCCTACATCCATGAAAACTCTAAAATCTGTTGTCAATTCTTCACCGTTATAAATCAATTTAGCCTTCTCTGCCTTAGTTAAATCTAATTGCAAATAGGCATCTGGAGTATCGTACTTGAGAAGTTTCCAAATCAATTCGTTGTTATCCATCAGATGATTTATTATCTGGTATGGAATTTCATCGTAATCATTGAAAGAATTATATGCAATTCTATCAAGTTTATCAAAGGGAGTTTCTTTAGTCATTACCATCCTCCCTTTAACAATATTGAAACGTCTTTATAATGGCTACCACTCGTACATCTCACAACGAGATATTGATTTAGATATTTTTCCACATTTTCAATAGAGAACATATTTCCCGTGAGAGTTGTAAATGTGTAATTAGCGGTTGGAACAGATGTTCCAATAATTGAGTAAGTAAACGAATTAGATGTATCTACATTGTTTATATATAGTTGTGTTGTAAATACTTCCACTGTGCCTTCAAGAACAAAGTTATTTTTCGGTGAAACTCTTATCTCCCAATTTTCATTTGGTTCGGCTACAACACTTACTGGAACTTCAACAAATACATTATCATTGTTTTTCAATTTTATAGTTATTGTAGATAATCCCAATTGTTTAGGATTTATCAATCCATTATAGACTTCTACTATCGAAGGATTAGAACTAACCCATTCAACATCGTGTATCTCGTATCTTCCGTTGTGAATTACAGAATAAGATAAAGTTATTTGCTCACCGACATTTAGGCTGAGAGAAGATGGATTCACTTGTATCTCATATTCATTTTGATACACATCACAAATTCCATTTACTAAATCATCTGTGTCCTCATTCAATTGCCATCCACCCATTGAGTATCTAATTAATCCAGATGAATAAAAATCATCTGTTTTCATTAAATTAATATTATTTACACCCGCACCGAAGATTTTATAGCAATACCAGTTATCAGGATTACCGAACAAAAATCTTTGATTGGATTTAATTTTATTAGTCTTTTCATTGAATTGAACCATTACTTCGATAACACCAGAGACGTTGACCACAGCACTACCCGTAGTTGAATAATCTCTATTTTCTCTAACTAATGGGTCTGCCATAGTGCATGGCACATTATAAATTCCACCCTTTGAATCCATCCACCTTAATGTATTATTGCATCTCTTGATGGTTACAGCAGTAGTGAGAGACTTTATCTTTTCCGTATTTATACAGAGCCAATAATTCTCATTGAAATAAAACATTGTTCCAAGTTTTACGGTGTGGGAGGTATCTCTAAACCAAAGCATCTTAAAATCATCGGACATCTTTTCGCCTGTTTCAGCGGCAATAACATAATTTATTCTTGCGTCTATGTCAACATATTCTTCAGATGCAAATGATGTTTCTTCTTGTATTGTAAACCAGTCGGAGGAGTTTTCAAACCCCTCCTCTAATCTGGCATTGAAATCTTCTATGTAAGTTGTCTTTGGGTTCTTTATTAAGGCGGTCTGCATTTGCGTATATTTATACGGCATTTTACCTCCTTATTTTATGGAACATAGAAAGTCCCACTAAACCAATTAGCCCAATCTGTACTTTTATTGTAGGAATAAACAGTTATACTTTGAGCATTATATTCTTTGACCTTATCCAAATGCAAAGATTTCTCTTTTAGATTTTGGCTTTCAGAATAAACTTTAAAGTCTCTATCTTGAAGATGGAGATTCATTTGGTTTACATCCTGCACTTCTTTTTCAAGCCATTTTTCAACCATCAACTTAGACAACATAACTTTGTTATCATCTGTCAAGATGTCCGTGAATGACTTGGTGGTTTCATTGTAGGATAATGATTGGTTACAATTCTCATTGAACTGAGGAATTGCAATAATTAAAAATCCACTCAAATAAATTTCAAAGTCCAGAATTGAAGACTCGTATAAATTCTGGAGTCTCCAATCTTTTATCTGAACCATGAAAAGGTCAAATATTTCAGAAAATGCTGTCCCTGTCATAGTTCATCCTCCTCTTAAAAATAATATCTAGGGTAGTCCGAGAGCCATATATTCTTTAGCTTCTTCCGCCTTTTCTGTAATTTTAATTTTGCTTTCTCTCTCAATAAGTCTGACTAAGTTTTGATTGACATCTTTTCCGTCCCTAATATTTGAAATCAAAACATCTACGATTGTAGATTTCTGTCTGTCAGAACCATTCTTATACAATTCAAAAGCATCTTCCGTTTTACAGGTTGAATCAATTGTTCTTTCAATTTGGTCTTTGTTGAGGACATTCAAGTCTTCATAACCGAGTTTCTTAACAACCTCTTCATCTAAAATAATGAACAAACCGTTTTTGTAAAAATTTTCGTTCCTGTCAAGGATTTCCAATAATACGGAATATTGAACTCGTTTGATTTCACCAAACTCAGTAAATCTAAGTTCATCTTTATCCTTACCTCTCGATAAATTCAAAATTCCTCTAAAGAGACTCATGACTTTCACAACTCTATCCAGTCGAATATCTTCTGATTTGACTTGAACTTCTTTTGGAGCAAGGCTAAGTTTTTCCTGCATTTCGGCAACTTGACGTTTGAGAATTTCAATCTCCGATTCATTTGAGACTACGGGGGTTGAAACTTTTTTGGCTTTCATTTTTTAAAATTCTCCTATTTATTATTTTTTAATTTTAGAGGGGCTGAATAAAAATCCAACCCCTCTGTTTTTAATTAGAGAGTGATTGTGGCGGCAATTGCATTGGTAGCGACACCGGCAACCCAAGACTTCTGGAATGTGGTTGTCTGAGTCAAATTAGCGGCATCAAACTGGTTCTGGGTGTAGGACAAAGTGGTTCCTTCAAGAACAAGTTTGACAGGTTTCTGAGCCGAAGGAGACATGATATAAATCACATCGTCATTCAGTTTCAGACCGAAAGGATTTTCCCAATCAGCGACCTGCGGGAGTTCGAGAGTATCCACACCAGCGAGGTTACGGATATAACCGACACGCACGAAATCACTTTCGATGTCATAGCGATAGTTGGCATTCAAAGGAAGAACCTTAGCCAAAGCACGTTTCGTACCGAGAGCGATAGCTTGTGAGCCACCGTTCCAAGCTGAAACTTTCTGTGCAAAGTTGGTGAAAGTGTCCTGTGACCAACCAGCGGCACGCAGTTGACCATTACCGGGGGTATTGGGCAGAGCGAGCATGGCGGTATTAAAAGCTGTGAAAGCATCAATCGTTACCTGAGTTTCCATTGAGCGAATAGCTTTGGAGACAAAGCGGGCAAGAGATTCCGCACCGCTCAAAACACGATAAAGAGCAACACCTACTGTCATTTCGTGATTTTGAGGAACTAAAGAAACCTGACCGTTAAATTGTTTCTGTAGTTCCCCCGTGCGTTTCCCACGACCAGCTTTAGAAACAGGGAAGAGGTCACGAGGTTCGATATTGAAGACCGCCGAATCTCCCCATCCAATATTGCGAATATCGGAGTACATTCCAATTGTGTCAATCAAGGTATTCGGCAACACGGCATCAATGGCTGTTGCAACGATAGCATAGGTGTACCAACCCACTTGAGGATTGGTTGACCAAACAATATCGGGAAGCATTTTTGGATTTTGAACACCAGCCAATTTGTAAATTGTCTTTTTGAATTCTTCGTTGATGATGCTTTCTTTTTCAGCAAAAGTAATTGCTACATCTCTACCTTCAGCATTTACTCCCATAGTTTTGAACGTGCCAGCCTTATTTTTTTTTCCTTCCACTTCAAAGAGATAGTGATTGTAATAATCCTCAATTTTTTCAAGAAGTGGTGCTACGTCAGGGTAAGCCTCTGAGAAAGCTACGATTTGTTTATTATATTTCATTTTTTATTCCTCCTATATACAATATTTATTAAGCTAACGCAACAACTTCAAAGCGATACATAGTCACTCGCTGACTTTCACCAATCGCTCCAGTTGTGGGGAGGCTAACGTATTCGGTGGCGAGTAATTTCAAAGATACACCACTAACCACTGTGGCACTCCAGGTCAATTTGGCTGTAGCATTCGTGGCAACCACGAAAGTATTTGCGCCAATAGTTCCACCTAAACAATCCGCGCTGAGGGAGACAACGTCTCCCAGTTGAAGTCTGAAAGCACTAAAAACATCTCCTGTAACATTATAAAAATTCTGAACATTGGGGTCAATATTTTTATATTTTGAAGAAGTCAATACAATTTCTGGTTCTCCCACCATAAACAAATTGGTTAGAGTTGCCCCTGTAGCGGGAACTGCCGCAGTCCAAACCTCACGCTCTCCAGCAACGGCTGTCAAAGCGGTTAAAGAAACAACATTACCGTTATCCAAATCAACGGCTCCCTTTGCGTGTCTTACATACGAGTCCACATTTAACGAAGCTACAGCGGACGGAATCATAATACCATGTGCCATTTTAAATCCTCCTATAAATTAAATACATTTTTTAAAATATCATCTATATTGTCAAAATCACAATATGATATTCTTACTAAGTTTATACGTTCTTTCTCACAAAACATTCTTTTTATTTCGTCATTTTTCCTTACGGTTACAAGATTATCAATAGAATCATCTTCCGAGATATTTCCAAATCTAACTGGATAAAAGTGCTGTTGTCCATCGTATTCTACGAGTGTGTTTATTTCTGGTAAATAAAAATCAAAAGGTAGTGGTTTTTTATTTTTACAATTTAAAAATCTTTTTTGGGTAATAAATTTTATATTATTTTCCAATAAGAAATTGTTTATTTTTCTTTCTCCTTTTGAAAAATTACAAACTGGACAATTAGTTCTATTTCTTGGCAATTTTCCATTTCTATTGGATATTTCAATTTTCCACTCATGTCCTTTTTTACAAACCCACCAAACTGATTTATTGGAAAGGGGTCGAACATCATAAGGAGTTATGTTGCCATTTTTAGAATAATTCCATTCGTCTACCAAGTCTGGTCTATCTTTTCCAAGAGTATTATTCCCGACTCTTATATTTCCACAAAAAGGACAACCACATCCCATAAAAATAATTCCCCAGTTGGTGTCCCACACCTGTTCACATTTATCACACTTAAAATATAAACTTTTCTCCTCATTTCCAAAATAATCACCACGTATAAATTCAAAAGGTTTTTTATTTAAAACCACCCATCTGCAAATATTATTTATGGTGTATGGATTTTTTGTAGAAAATCTCATAGGTTTATATAATCTTCCTATTTTCTCATTTAATTCTATATTCCACTTTAATGCGGAAAATTTTATAAAATAAAAATATCCATCAAAATCCTCTAGCGTAATATTATTTTTAGAATATTCAAATTTTCCATCAAAAATATAACCGTGTTCATAAAGAAAAGATTTAACATATTTTTCAGAAAGTTTTTCTTGAGTCATTTAAAATAGTCTCCTAAACATATAATCTAACTCGAAGGATAATTATTTATATTCCTCCATTTACTTAAAGCATCACTCAATTCTTCAGAACGAAGGTATGCCCAATAAGGCTTGTCTGTCTTATTATTATTTCCCCCAATTTCATAACGAAAACCTATACTTTTTAAAAAAAGTTTTAGACGAAGCGAATAACAGAAGAAATATTTTTTCTCCTCCATAGTTAATCTCCTAAATAAAATTTATTTCTTTACCCACATATTATCTTTGGATTGAGAGGTATTAACATCGTACATCCATCTTGGAGTAATCGGTGTTTTATCCTTTTTATCAGCGGTCTTACTAAAACTGAAAGCCTTAGCCTTGACTGCGTTTTTCCAACCATCAATTGTTTCCAGTGAGAATTTAGCAGACTCTTCACGAGCCTTTTCAATTTCCTCAACCGGCATTGAATTTTCAACTTCTTTCAAAGTAGATTCAACTTCGAAACCAAACTTGGCATCTTCAATTGATTTCTTGAATGATTTCAGAGATTCAAATTCAGCCATATACGCCTTGTTTGATTCTTCCATCTTGGACATCTTCGCAGACATCTCCTTCAAGCAAGCAAACATACCTCTGCTAACTACCGCAAAATCTTTTTCCCCATCTTTTTTGATTTCATCGACAGCACACTTCAAAGCAAACTCGTCTTCCTCTTTGAGAAATTCTTTTCTGCTTTCGGTTTCTTCTTCCATAAGTGCGAGAGTGTAGACCATATCCAAGTAAGAGTCTAAAGACATCTGTTCTTTCTTTTCTTCTTCAGGTGTTTCAGTTGCTTCTTCTTTGGGGTCTTCCACTTTTTCCTCTTCAGGAGTTTCGACAGCCATTTCAGCTTTATTTTCAACCACTGGCTCTACTGCCATTTCTTCCTTTTCTTTTTCTTCTTCTTTCACGTTTTTTTCCTCCTTTCCGTTTTCTTTTTCAATAGACGGAGTTTCTTCAACCGCCATATTCTCAGCAAAATAAGAACCAGACTTTTTATTGTCTATTTCTTCGAGCTTATTAAATAATTCTCTAACCCAATTCAATCCTATTTCTCCACCCCAAAGATTAAATCGAATTTTTTCTTCTTCGGATTCTAAAGAACCCTTAGAATATGACGACAATTTTTTATAAATTGTTCTCACTCTTTCTGGATTTAGTTTTTCTTCCCTTATAAAGAATCTGGCATTAGAGAGGGAAACAGAATTTCCTCCCTTACCGACTCTAGTGTATTCACTCATCGTATTTTTAGCCAACTCTTTTATTTCGGAAGGAATTTGAAAGTCAAGGTCTTTATATTTATTGTAACCAAACTCTTTAGCAATTGCGTTTTCATATGAGAATGAAAGCATTTCAATGTTTGCATCGGGAGACGCTTCAGTCAGCAAGTCACCGAGGATAGTTGCCGCTGTGTAGTAAAATCTTTTCATTCCAATTAAACCATCTTCCCTATCTTCAGTTTCATCCATTATCATCTCAACTGAAAGTTTGGATTTCGTTCTGCTATTACTTGCAAAAATATCTAGAAATTTTCCAGAATATCTTTTCCAGATTTTACTAAGAACATTGAAAGACATTCTTCCGTCAGATTCTCTAATAAATTCTCCACTATTGGGAACGATAAATCCTGCGGGAATCGTTTTCCCAGAATGTCCTCCGAAGTCATTTCCAGTAATTTCAAAAACAACGGGTTTCTCATATGCTGTAATAGCAGTAGATTGCAAAACATCTTCTTCACAATACATCCCATGTCTGTTTGCTCCACTGGAAAATAATCTAAGTTTAGCAGTTGCAAATTCTGATTGAGATGGGTCATCTATAATTTCACCACTCTCAACTTCAAAATTTATTTTTTGACTCAATTTTCTTCACCTCCCCTTTTTTCTAAGATAGTAGAAAACCATTTATAGAATAATGGGATTTCGCTTTCAAAAACTCTGTCAGAAACTTTTGTTTTACTAAAGTAGTATTTATCTCCAATTATTGATAACACTGGAAGTCCTCTTCTATTTATCAAAAAGTTCCCTAATTTTTTATCTGTTATATAACAAGGTATTTTTCGAAGCATTTCCCTGTTTATCATATACATAATATATCTCTACTTTAAACTCATGTCCCAAAGCATTACGAATTTCCACTCATTCATAACTTTTGCCTTGTCCATGAAAGTAGTTGCTTCTTCAAGTTCGCTTCTTTGTTTTGAAATCATATCCCTGATGAATTCTTCAACTACGGAACTTCCAGACTCTTCGCCTGAGCATAAGTCCCTAATATCTCTCAGAGATTGAGTTGTTTGTATTTCTCTGCTAAGAAATTTCTCAGCAATGTCTATAATTGACAAAATAGCAAATACTCCCGAACCAATTGGATTTGTTTCAAATTGGATATTTAAATCTGTTAGCAAATTAAAAATCATCAAGGCGTGTTCGTCTTCTTCCTTACTCGCATCAATGAAAAATTTTCCCAGATTATCATATCCACCATTTTTGAGCCATCCTCCAATATATAGATAAAATTGGGAGTTCTCTTTTTCTTCAATCCATTGTTCGAGGAGTGAACTTCTAAGGCTTTCAGAAATTAACATTTTTCACATCCTTTTTATATATCATTTGTAACATCTGGTAGAATATCAATCTTTCCACGAGAAACCAATTTGACATCATTCCCAACTCTGGCTTTAATATCATAAAGTCTTTTCTGACTTGGAATCAAATTAAGTGACGGAGTAGAATTGAGAATTATCTCAATATCTCCACTCGCTTCATCTAATATTGATATTGAGGCATCTGTTCCTATTGGATATTGACCACCATTTAAGATAGTAAGTCCATTTAGAAATTCTATTCTCAATATGGATTGTGCATCAGAATCTGTATGTTTGTTTTTCACAGTGAAAACTATATTGCTACTTCCACCTATATTTCCCGCTCCAACAATTGAAATCTTATTCGTCACACCTTTATAGATGTATAAATCAGATTCAATTAATTGTTCAATCTTCTTACTAAACCATGCGGGAACAGCGTTCCAAATATCTGTAACTATGTTTCGCCAATTAGTAAGAGTTCTATTTTCATATTCCCAAATGCTAGAAGCTAAACCAGATGCTCCAGTAATTGTCCTAGTTTGATAAGACCATACTTCTTCAGCAGTTGCACCACCACTTCCTCCACCAGAAGTTAGAGTGCGTGTTGGATTTGCCCAAACATCACTCGCAACTAAAGTAGAGCGACTTGAAATAGTAGTATCCAAAGCGTTTAATCTTGGGTCTGTGCTAGTCAAAGTATCCGTAGGAATAGTTTCAACAATCGCATTTATATTGACAATTCTAGCGTTATCTGGTGCTACATAACCAGCGGTTGCTAATCTTGTAGAAACAGGCGTGTCTAAATTAATCAATCTAATATCGTTATCCAATAATGGATTAGTTGGTATCAATAGAACATTTGAGCTTGTTAAACCAATCGTTACATTGTCGGGTGCTGTGTAAGATGAAGTGGGTAGTCGTGTAGATACTGCAACATCTAAGTTAGTTTGAGAAGCGGGATTAATTGGAAGATTATCTGTTTTAGCTTTTATAGCATCTATATCCAAATCCTTTATTGTATCAACCGTAAAGTTGAATCCAGTAAGTTCTCTTGTTGCGTAAGTCCAAACATCAGCGGCACTAATCCCACTACTTGAAGTCAGGGTTCTCGTAACATAATTCCATACATCAGAAGGAGTTATCGTAGAACGACTAGATATTGCCGCATCCAAGAAATTTAATCTCGTATCCGTACTCACTAGCATAGTTGATTCTATACTTTGAACGTCTGTTGAAATTGTTCCAATCGTAGCGTTATCTGGAGCAACATAAGATGATGTAGATAATCTCGTAGATACCGCTACGTCTAAGTTATCCAAGTTGATTATTTCTTGAGTATCAACATCAATTTGATAAACTGCGTCAGTCCATTCGGAACCACTTACATCATGAAATTTAATCGTTATATATTTTGTCGCACCCGTAGTTTCTAATGCGCTCAAAGATACTGTTAACTCACCAGTAGTTCCAACCTCAATAGGTAAGGTTGTGATATTTGAGTATCCACCACCGTCAACGGAAATTTTAACATCTCCTATTCCTAAAGTTGGAATTTGTCTTATGTTCTGGCTATTTGCTGTCTGAAACAGAAAAGCAGGGAAAACATAGGGACTACCAGAAATCAGGGGTTGAGATGGTTCATAAGTTGTAACTTGTGCCATATTTTACCTCCTAATATTCTTTGTACCCAACTTGAGAATATGATGTTATACCAGAAGTTATCGGTGTTCCACAGAGACAAATAATATCCTGAACATCTGTCAATGAACCACCTAAATAACTCAAGAAATTATCATTCAAAATATTACTATCCACCACAGAGTTTGTTGTAATAATCCCAGAAGATAAGACTGTTCCGGGAGCAGTTATCGTTATAGTTCCATTTCCTCTCCCGAACTCAACTGCCGAATTTGCAACTGCCGTATAAGTGAGAGGTGCTGAAAATACAGGGTTTATCTGTAAGCTCCACAACATAGTATCGGTATTAGAACTGACGAATATTTGTGAATTTACAATTTCTGTAGCAATATCACGATAAGCTATTTGTTTTCTTATTGCTAATAGCGGGTAAGTTGTGCCAATTGTAGATGTGGTTATAGAAGTAGTTCCACTATTAACACTTCTACTCATACCAGATTGATTTACAGTTCCTTCAGTTGAAACTTGGGAACACACATCCGTAAAAGTTCCAGTACCAGTAGTGCTTCTAATTTCATATCTAATAGGTTGATTTGGACTTGCTATAAACACAGAATCAGCAGTTGCACTTCCCGCATAATTCAATGTGTGACAGAGCGTGAAACCATTTGAGTTTTTAATCCAAAGTCTCAACACCGCTCCACCAAGCCATAAAAATTCAAGAATTAAAACCGTAAATCTATTCCAATTCGCAACTGTTTGATATTCAGCCAATTGAGCATATCCGTCCCAACTTGTTATAGGTACATTGAATGTATCTGTACCAAGTCTACTTGTAACCAATCTAATCGTTGTTCCATCTGATTCAAGCCATACCCCATCCTTACTTGTGTCAAATGGAGTTACCGCATTACTAGAAAAATATCCCATTCTTTTTACAACATTTGCTTCTGGGTTGAAATTTCTAGATGTCATTTCAATCATTTGACTTTTACCACTGAAGTAATGTGAAAATCTTTTTCCTTGTCTAATAACAAATTGTCCAGCGGTTACGCTCATCGTATTTTGATTTACCGCAAAAGTATTCGTGCCTGTCCCTGCGGTTTCAATCAGTAATGGTCTGTCTGCACCCAAAGTTTTCAAATCAGATAAAGTGGTTAGGGTTGAAGTTCTCATTCTCCCGCCAGCATCTACTCCAATTTGATTGTACGCAGTTCTAGTTTCTTCTAAAAAGCTCATCTCTCACCTCCTTTGTTTATCATTAAATAATATACCAAGATACGCCATCAGTAGTTATACTCATAGAATTATATCTTCCCGATATAATCTTAGTCAATTGACCGTCTATAAGTTCAGAACCGAAAGCTTCCACTATCACATTTCCAAGATTTATATTTTTAATGTTATAAACAATTCCAGCACCCAAAGTAACATTATATGCAGTAGAAGCTAGAGGGAGAAAGATATTTATTGTAGACGTAGAATTTCCAATTATCGTATAATCTGTTAATAGCATTGTGTAATCAGTTGTTTTTGTGGAAATACTTCCGTACTGCCCATTTACTGTTACATAACCAGATAAATTTTGGTCTCCAGAATTTGTACCCGTAGTGTTTCCAACAACAGTATATTTATCCAAAGATAAATGATACCTCTCATCACTTAAACCACCCTGCAATCCAGCTAATTCATTATGGAGAACAGCTAATGGTGTTTCAAAATAAGTATAGTTACTCAATCCACTATGATATAGGTATAAAATTCTGTTTAACGTACTTCTAGCATAATAAGATATAGAGAGTTTGTCCGTTAAATCTAAAGGGAATTCTGGTTGAATTGATTTAGATGTTACTAAACCAATAACTTCATTATTGACTTCCGTATTCGCATCAGTAAAAAGAAATCTATGAGTAGAATAAGGAACTGAAGTTTGATTTACATATCCAGTCAATACCTCAACGGTGACAACAGAAGATGATGTAAATCCAGTTATCCTCAATATTGCGGCAGATGTTTGAATAGAGCCACACAGAGTAATATCTGTATTTGCATCGCTTAAAAGAAATGGTGTTCCACCAGTTACGGTTGCGATTCTTGTCGTACCAGTTCCAGTTGTCGTAATAGTTCCAACACTAGACAATACTTTTCGAACAGTTACGGGAACAGATGATATTCCGTTTTGGCTACTCACATAGCAAAAGGTGTTGAATACCCAAGCACCAGCATCTATTTTAGTTCTACCTAAAGGGGTGTTATAAATAAATCTAGCTAAAGGAACTGTACTAGAATTTGCATTGGCACTATGTATTTCTTCTACTCCGATAGACGGAGATTTATTTAAAGACTCAAGTCCTATACTTTGGACACCAGAAGGAATTACGGTTGTGCTGTCTAAATAAAAAGCAACTCCCGCACCCGCACTAATAGCACGTTGATTACCATTAATCCATTGTGTACCGTTATATGTCAGTATTTGGTCTACGACTGGTATTTCAATTGCTACATCACTTAAATCGGTAAGTCTATTATTTAGAACCTGTCTAATATAAACAGAACCGACTAAGGGGTCTATTAATAATGCGACACCAATTTTAACTACAAAGTGGGCATTATCCGTTGGTTCAACACTCGTAATTTCTCCCGCAATGAAAGGACTAAGATACAGTGTATGTCCAGCCGTAAAAGTGCTTGTGTCTACATCGTGAACAATTCCTCGATTGGTAACGAATCCACTTTCCCCATTTGGAATAATTTGAGTCGTCATACCAATATCTAAATATGTAGAGACAGAATCCGCTTTAGCTAAAGCGATTGTTGGCATATCTCCCAACGCACCCGTAGGATAAACCATTTTTCCGTTCATAATATCTACGCCAGTATTGTTATAACAAAGAACTAATTCTTCTTGACCAATCTGCATAGTTATATCAGCATCAATCATTGCTGAAACTGTTTTATTCGTTACATCATAATAAATCTTACCCTCACTAAACCCTCCCACAGTAGGGGAGGTATTTAGTTGAAGGTTATTTGTTTTAATTTCATTCACACCTAAATCCACATCGGTTGAAGCACCTGTATATGGGACTAAGATAGTTAAATCTGGTTTATTACTGAGGGCATTGTAATCGGTAACACCGCCACCGCCACGCTCAACTCTTATTGGCATGTTTTCCCTCCTCTTTATTTAATTGTAATTACACTAAGAATGTTAGTTCTACTAATTTCACACCATTCATGGTTCCTGCGACTGCATAGATTGAACCTTCAACCGTTGCTGAAGCACTTACCGTTCCGTTATCAGCACTACCGTCAAAGCTCTTGGCAATAACGACACTAGCATTCGGGATAGCGGCAGGGAAGCCAATTTTGACACCACGACCAATTGAAATGCTCTCTGTCCCGGCTACGGCATATGGAGGATAGTCAATTGAAGTAACGGTTTTGAAAGCCTTGACACCAACAACTTCACTCGCACCACTAGCGGCAATTGTGTCACTAATAACTACATCATTAATATTTGTTCCGTGAATAACTACATCACCAGTCACATTCGCCCCATTACCCTTAATCGTAACGATGCGGGGGACATCGGGATTCGTAATACCTGCGGTAACGCCAGCTTGTGCGCCAACAGTCAGGAGCAATGCCGCTTTTGTAGCAGTAGCAGAACCAACAGCGGGAGCAACTGTGTATTTAACAGCAGACATATTTGTAATCGTACCAACGGCGGGGTCAGGAAGACCACCAAAAAGAACGTCATTCAAAAGCGTACCCAAAGCAACGTCCTGATTTGCAACCATTGCATTATTGAGATTGTAAATTTCCTGTGTAGAGAAAGCCATGTTATAAATCCTCCTATATTTTCTAATTGTTAAATAAAAAATACCTATTCATAAAATAAGTATTTTATCGTACTTAATATTCGATTATTTCCATTCTGGGTTATACGGGTTCGGAATCCCAGACCCTAATTCTAATTTCTTCAAATGAACCATTTCTATGTAAACTGGTTTTGGTGACATCAATGGGTAGTAAGATGGTCTGTATGGTTCATTACTCTTTCCCCCCATTTGAGGGAATGGATTTACAGCCAATCTTCCATTTATAGTATTCGGTCTAATGATTGTCATGTGATGTACTAAATGTGGGGAGTTTTCATAACTCAACCCAGAAATTAGATTATTGCTATCAATCGTTTCAACTTTCAAAACTCTAACACCAGACCTAATTCCGTATGAACCATCTGAAATCATTTCCTCACCACAAATAACATTCCCACCGCAGACTAAGTTAGTCCACTTAGGAAGGGGTAGGAAAGTATTTTCACCAGTTATAAAATTTGCACAGTCTCTAACTTTTCCATAGTTTGTTGCCCATGTATCGCAATAACCTTGAAATGCCATTCTATCACGCTTCTCATTGTCTGAGCGATTGAAGCTGAAGATGTATTCTTGTATTTCCTTAGTCATTTTAATTGTAGAATGCGTCTCAAGTCTGAACACCATTGGAAAACCAAGTGAATTATCGGCGGGTCTGTCATATTTCCCATTAGGGATTTGGTCATCTGCAAGGATTAGATAATACTGTTTAACTGGATTATCAATCACAGAGATGTCACCATTACTAGATACTGAAAGTTTCCTTATTGCCATGCTCCACCATCTATTCTAATTTTTCCAGTAGCAGTATCAATTTCTAAAATTCTTTTTATAATTGTATCTACGGGAGGTGGAACGACAATTGAAACTTCTTGCACATATCGAACACCTTTGTATTCACTAGGAATCCAATAACCATCAGGCATTTGAATCCATGTGATAGAATAATTTACTCCACCCACAAGAGGAATTTTTTCGGTAAGGGTTTGTTTTATTTCAGATACAAACTCTGCTCCTGTGGCAACACTCTTTGAAATTGTTTCATACATACTCGGTGATTTTCTTGCTTTCACACCTAAAATAACTTTATAATTCATAAAAGTTTCTCCTACTGGTATCTCTGGAACTACAACATCTGGAATATCACCAATTGGGGTGGCATAAATAAGAACGTGGTTTATTACATTAGCATCTTTTCCATCACTTCCAATAAATAATGATTCACCAGATATTGCAGTATTTATTACTTGGCTAGAAGACCCACCATCACAGTTTCCGCCAATGACTGCTCCAAATTCAATTAGAACTTTAGCCATTTCAGGGAAGGATAAACCCTTTTGAAAGTAGTCATTTCCTTCGCAGGATAGTAAAATTATTTTTCCATCCGAAGTTATTCCGGTTCCAGTTCTAGCATCCTTAACGGTTCTGTCTGAGATAGCCGAATTGAACACCCCGTTCTTCAACAGTATTCTATCAAACCCCCAAACATTCCATAGATTAGAAATATCTTTATCTGTTTCTCTAATTGATGGAACACCATCTTTCGAAACATTTATAAATCCTCTATCATCTTTAGCAGTTAGTTGAATATAATTCCCATCGGATACCCATATCTCATTCGATATAGTTGAAGGAGTTTGGACATTTGCCCATCCTCCACCATTCAAACCAACTTGAGCCTTATATTTACCGATAACAGTTTTTACAGTTCCAAAGTTTCCTCTGGGTGTAACAAATACTCTGGCTTTCTTAGGGTCTACCATGTGAACAAAACACTTCGTTCCAAATCTTTCAATTTGATGAAGCGTTACTCCATTGTGAGTATTTATTCCTTTTGGGTCTTCAACTGTTGGTGAAGGTGTGGTTTCTTTGGAGATAGAAAATCTAATATTGAATTCTTCTTCTGTTCCATTGAAATAATTCATATCTAAACCACCACTACAACCATGTTTAGAGCCGTCACCATCTTCTGAGTATTGCCAAAATTCCCAATCCGTAAAAGGGAGAGGGATGGATGGTTTTGCTACACCGTAGTTAGCAATCCATAATTTATACTGTGAAAAATAATCGTGTAATGAAATAGAAACATTGTCCTTCCAATACCAGAAAGCTGTGTATATGATTATTTCCTTATTTGGAATTAATCGTTTTACTTCTTCCAGAAAAATTTTGAAATTCTGTCCACCTGCATAATTGCCTTTGTACGATTCTTCATAGTCAGCAAATAACGGAATTTCACCTAAATCATTTCCCACAATGTCTTTCCATAATTTTGCCTGAGATTCTGGAGAAACCCTACTATCATAAAAGAAATATGAACCACGAGGAATTCCTGCGTTTTTAGCATCAAGCCAATTTACATCAAACTTAGGGTCTTTCCATAAGTTTTGTCCAGTTCTAATTATTACGAATTTCATTCCAGCAGATTTCATTTTTATAAAATCTATTCTTCCGTTAGGATTCGCTTCGTAGAACGCAACATCACAACCAAGTAAACCACTCATTAAATATATCCCAAATACTTAGCAGTATTTTCCAATATTTGAAAAAGTTGGTCATCAATATTAAATCTTTTTTTTGTAACTTCAAGAGATTTCTCGAAAGAATCACCATAAGCAGATGAGGCAGATTTCCAATCAATCAGCATTTCCATAATATCAATTAGGGTCATACCGTTTATCCCGTTTTCCCTGTGTTCTGGATGATGAGGATTTTTCCCATAATGAACATCTAGTATGGGTTTCAATTCTAGTAATGATTGTGTATATTCGGGAGAACCAAATTCACAACCATTAAACTTTTCAGTTGTTTGATAAAATTTTTCGAATGTTTCTTGCTCCAGTTTATCATCGTCATGATGTTCACCACGAGTAGATAATTCATCCACCACTCTTTGAATTCCAGCTTTTACAGATAGTTTATGGGACAATACCCTGTCTCTATATTCATTCCTAGAAATAGGCATTATATTTTCCCCCCCCTCTCGATATTTTCACCATTCTCTCTTGTCTCAGAACCACCATCACTCAGTTCATCATCTTTCTTTTGAGGTCTACCTTTAGAACCTGAGTTTTGTTGTTCTGCACTTTGCTGAAACATTGGGGTAATGAAGGTCATTTTATCTTCCCATTTTTCAGCTTTAGTCTCAGCAAGCATTCTCTCAATGTCGTATCTCTGAATTCCTAAAGATTCCCCAAGTTTTCCCGGAAGAAATATTCCTAAATTGGCATATTGAAAAAAATCATCTCTGGCTTTTCTCTTACTGGAATCAAATTCAAAACCACTAAGCATGAACTTGAATTTATGCTTCTTAGTTTCCTTATTAATTCTAAAGTTTAAGAAATTTTCAAAACTAGAATAAACGGGTTTTAGCATCATCTCATCTACACTGATGGAATTGCGAGTCTCTTCCAAATTAGACTTATCTAATGTGTAGAGAAGTCTGCTTGAAATTCCTGACTGAGATGCGAGTATCATATTGCTCTCACTTTGAACATTTCTACTCGGAAGGTCGAAACTATGGGTACTCATATTCTCCAATGGCGCGGCTGAAACAGCAATAGACTCGGAGATGCTCGTTCTCACAAGTTGTAAGAACTTTCCTAATTGGTCTGCCGTAAGATTGAAATTATTTGCCAAACTACCACCCTTAGTATCTTTATTCATCCCAACCTGTCCCAATAATAATTTTTGAGCAGATTGTAATGCGGAGTTTTGAGCTAATTTTCTATAAAGTGGTTGTAATGAAGCATCAATAAATAACGGTGCTAAAAATGGAATTCTAGATGCTAAAAACGGTTGTAACTTGAAAGCCCAAAACCCATCTTCTAAATTTGTCTGAGTCCAAGTAGACCACGTTCCTTCTCTATCTAAAAAGGAGGAGGCGGGATTATACCCAACATAACTCCCACCATTTGAAAAAATGTCATTATACATTCTTTTGAAAACTGGATGGTACATTTCAATGGAAGTATTTGCTTGAAAAAACCACTGAAAATTAAAGTCAAAATTAAATCCATAAGGATTTCTAGCAGTTAAAGCACAATATTGCTGTGGTAATTGTTGAAAAGAATATTTCTCATAATCGTCTCTAAGCTGACCAAAATAAACCTCGTCTAAAACCATTGACTGCATTATTTGTGTAAATTGTTCTTTTATGTTAAACCTATCAAAAAATGATATAACTCTAGCCTTATCTTTTTTATATTCTTTAGAATTGTAATCCGTATCTGGGGTAGTACATACCCAGTCCAAATTCCAAGATAGTGAATTTGACAAATAAAGAACCATTCTTTTCATAAGCATATTCTTTAAGTACAAATCTTCAGAATACCCAATCAATTCTTTTTCACTTGTCTTTGGAGAGTTTAAGGCATTCTCTATTTTATCAGCATCAGCGATGATTGGATTCAATCCAACATCAACCATTCTCTGAGATACAGACAAGGGATTGAATACATTTGGAAGACCATACATCCCACCAATTGCGGAACGAGCAAATTGCATAACATAATCTACTTCATCGGAAGAAAGTGGTTTATTATTTTCCAAAATCTCCGCATCCATCTTTTTTCTTCTTGGCATTATTACCTCCTTCCATAGTGGCAATTTCTTGCCAAGATTTTATTTAAACAAAAACACACCCCATATAATTAAGATGTGTTTTTTGTATTATTTTATATTTAATTCTTCTGTCAATATTTCTTCTATGTTTTCAAATTTCCAATATGGGATTTCTATAAATCTATATCCGTTTTTTATAGCCCATTTTTTCTTTATCTTGTCTTTTTTCTTCCTGTCTTTTAGGTCAGATTTTGAAGTAAAATCCCTAATTGTCTTATAATGAAAAATCCCATTGTATTCTAAACACAACGAATAATCTGGAAGAAAAAAATCAAAAGGGAGTGGTTGTTTATCTCTACAGGTATCAAATCTCTTTTGTGAAATAAAAGATATGTTTTTATTTTCAAAGAATTTCCTTATTCTTTTTTCTCCCTGAGATTCAGAACAAACAGGACATCCTGTACCAGCCCTAGTTCTGGAAACAATTGACGCTAAATAATCGGGGTGTCCTTTTGGGCAACTCCAAAAAACTCTCGTATCACAATAAGGGGTGTACATATCCGGGGAGTCTTCATTCTTTATAGACCAACTTTCAGATATTTCTGGGTAAAAACTAAATAAAGAACCCTTTGCCCTTACTCTATTTTCGCGGTTGAATTTACTTCTTTCTTCTTTTCTACAGTCGGAACATCTTTGATTACCCCTATAAAAACAACCCCAAGTCTTAATTAAAATTTTTCCACATTCTTTGTGTCTAAATTTCATATGTGTTTTAGAATTTTTATATTCCAAAGATAATACTTCATATCCGAGTTTTTTACATATTTTACCAATGCTATTTATGGTGTATCTAACATTTTTACTACATTCATGGCATCTAGTATTTCTCAACCTAAAATCAACGAACTTTATTTTAAATATACTTCCACACTTCAAATGTTTAACTCTTAATTTTTGAACATTATTCTTATAAGATTTACTGAGAAGTAAATACCCCTCTTCGGCAAAAGAACTTGCAACAAAATCTAAACTAAATCTCGTTTCACCGTGACCCATTATTTCTCCTATTAGCTGTCAATAGTGCTGAAAAAATAAAATCCCAAGAACAGGTGTTCAGCAGACACTTTTCGAGTTGCATCTCTAACTTCTTGGGGACTTTCATATTACCACGTTTTAATGATTTTGTCAAGGTTTTAACCAGAGTAAAATAAACTCGCAAGAACCTCGAATTCGTCCTCGTTTCCCGACTGTTTTAGTAATTCCGAATCCATTATCCCTACATACCAATTCAAATACATTAATGAACTATACCTATCTTTCCTCATACCCGATGGCTCTTGAAGTTTAAAACTCCCATTTTGAGTCGATGTCATATCTAAAGAAATACATTCATTAATCATTAGCGATGTATTAATATGGGGAATAAGTAAATAACTTCTAATATCACTAGAATCGTCAAAAACATCTTTATTCCCAGAATTTATTAAATATTCTTCAGCAGTGGTATCGTCACAAAGAAACTTTAATAGTTTTCTTTTCAGCCTATCCCTTAATTTTACACTCATTTGGGCATTTGATTGAGGGGTTGCACTAATTGGAAAAACTATTGGTCTAGCGTTAACACCTAAAGTTCTGTTCTGCATGTCCTCATAAAGAGATTTGTCAATAGAATAATGATTAACCACAGTGTATGCTTCGTATTCCTTCATTTTTTCCTCATCCTTAGTTGGAAGAGTTAGAATGTCAAATACGGGGATTCCACCACCACCCGCACCAATATCAAGTATCACTATATCTGCATCAAATTCATCAACCAATTGTTTTATTCTTAACGCTTGTATTGTTGCGTTTTTTCCAGAAAATGTTTCTTGGTATGTCACTTCTGTTTCCCAACCCTTAAGTGTGGGGGTGAGTCTTGCACAGGTAAAAACACTAAGGTCATTAGTACGTCCACCTCGCATTGCCAAGTCACAACTTATTATTCTTTTTTCATCTGATTTCTTTTTTATATCATATGGATTTTTCTGAGATGTAATAAAGGAATCATGAGAAGGTCTCCATCCTCTTTTTATAACTCTTGGGAACATTTGTAATTTATAAAAAGCATGTGAGCTTCCACCCGGAGCAATATTTCCATACTCCATAAGAAAAGAAAGTTCATCGAATTTTATCTTATCTTTCTCAATTTGTTTTATAGTCTTAGTCCCGTGTCTAATAGAAATAAGATAATCTAGAGTTATGCAGTTCACATCAGCATCTCCATTAGCCATCATTTTAAAAAGTTTTTTAGCCTCTGGATACCATTCCGCAGACTGGTAATATGAACTCGTAATTGAAAATTCTTGAGCCTCGATTGGTGGAAGTTTTTCATATTCTTTTTTAAACATATAAGGCGCTCTATAAGTAACAGAAAATGGACGCAAGATTGTGTCTATGATTTCATTAGGAATGAGCCTTCTTTCTTCGAGAACTGAAATTGAATTTCTAACGCCTCTTCCTCCGCTTCCCGCAACAACAACCTCTATAACACTTCCGTTATGAAAAACCACTTTGTAATCGTTACCATTCATTAAAATAGTTTCTACTTCTCTCGCCAACATTACACTTTGATTTTTAAATGGAGATATATGCTGACTTATAACTAATCCAGCCTGTTTTTTTGTACTTGCGGCTATCGTTATTTTTATACCGGGATAAAGTATTGCTTTGACAATCGCTAGAAGACCTATCATCATAGACTTGGCACTACCACGAGAAGCAACGGCTAAAAAGTTTGTACTTTGAGCCATTAAGTTCATCCAATATCTTTGATATTCGTATAGAGGAATATCTAACCAAAACTCCACAAATATACTAGGATACAATCTAAAAAATGTAATCCAATCCTTCATTCTGTCTATTTCATCTCTAGAATATTCAGATTGTGAAAGCATTTCTTTTCCTTGCTTAAACTGGTCTATTTTATGGCTGTTTTTTATATATTCATTTTTTCCATACGGTCTAGGATTCTTCCTTTGATTCGATGTCATCGGCATCCTCCATCACAAAATTTTCAATTTCTAAATCATCATCTTCGTCTTCGTTTTTAAGTATTTCTCCTTCAATATTCCAATCTTTTGATTGTAGTATAAAGTTTTTCAAACTCCTAACATAGTAGTCTTTAAAATATTGAAGGTCTCCATAATTCAAATATTTTTTCCTTCTGTCTTCTCCGTCCAACCATTCAGCAGGTTCTTCTTTTTGTATTGTTGCGATTCTCATCCCGAATGTGTCCATTGCTTTTCCACTATTTGCCATATTTGCCATAGCAGGAGTTAGAGCAGAATTTTTCATAATGGTTTGGATTTCTTTCAATAATCCGTCAGTAGAACCACCACCAGTTCTTGTTTTATTCAGTTCCAAAATTTTATAGCAAATTTGCTGAACTAAGAAAACTTCACCTTTTACCTCAACGGTGTAATCTCGTTTGAAGTCTAAGTAATTTTTTTGAAGTTCTTCATACTCATCAAAAGAAAATCCCTTTCCCCAAAAATCTATGATACTACTATCTACTTCTTTCTCAAGTAGTTCCGTAGGAATAAAGTCTTCTTTAATTGGTTCAGTAAAAGTCATAATTGGGATTTCAGAATATTTCATATTGTTTGTCCCGTTTATAACTCCCCAATATGCAGTAGTAAAAGAACTTTTACCGTCTGGATTTCTTTCCTTAGTATTTTTATATTTCTCAATAGTTGCTTCTATTGCGGGAGAATAAAAAACCCAATTAAGAGTTCTACAAGTCTTCAACAAGGCTCTAGCAATATCTTTTTCCGCACGAAGATTATCTTGATATATTTCCTCACAACAAGAACGGCAGATACTTAGCATACCGTTCTTGTCGAGTGTAGAATCTTGAGAAGTTTGAAAATCTTTAGGATTTTTATATTGTACGCAACGGCGACAATAAATCTCCGAAATTTTAAATCCTGTGGGCGAGACGAAATTTGTTCTCCAATTTTTTTTGAGCTTTAATTTCTTTTGAGGAGTGGGTTTATCTTCTACAACCTCATTATTAAGAATTTCTTCTTCCATCACATCTCCTACAGTCCTTCTTCGCCTTCACCTCTTTCCTTTCGGCAATCAGGACAATTACAGACACCACCACTTAGTTTATATTTCTCGATTTCGATGTCTGCTTGTTTTAGTTCAATTGATAAATCAACTGTAATTTTGTTAACATACATAGTCATAATTTGTTCTGTCGTAAAGCCAATCTCTAGCAATGGTTTTGAGAATTCTACAACATAAGTAGCATCGGAGATTCCATGAAACTTTTCATAGTCGATACTTCCTTCTCTGTATAATTCCATCTCACTTTTTTCTTCAGATTTCTTAGCCATTTATACTCCTAAAATAAACCATCTGCCAATCCCATCTTTACAGCCTCAGTTCCCCAAAAAGACCAATCTTTAATTTTAGAAACATTCTCTCTAAATTTAATCTTATCAACCTTTGTTTTTGAGAACAGGATTTTTTCATACATTTTCAAGAAGTCTTCCATATCCTCAGCATCTCTACGAATACTTTCACTCGTAGCATTGGATATAATGAAGGAACCGACATCGTGTAGTAAAAAGCGAGAAATTCTCTGAGTTAGTCGAGTTGTCCCACTAGCAAAGATAATAGTTCCCGCACTCATAATAGAACCGTATCCAAAAGTATTTATTTCAAATCCTTTTGAGATTGCAGTTTCCATAGAACAAACTATCGAGAAAGCAGAAGTCACACTTCCGCCCGGTGTACTAATCTTAATAGTTATTGGGAGTTTCTTACCATCTTTATCAGGAACAGACATTCTCTCTATTGCTGAAGTTACAATCAACTCCATTCTATCATCTACCACGTCCCAAATATGAATTGTTCTTTTTTTAGTTAGTCCATTATAAATTATTTCATTCTCAAAACTATTAAACATTTTCAACGGTTCTAGATTATCTGTTTCGTGTTCGTGACCATTTCCGATTCTGTACACCATAAAACTCCTACTTGATGAGAGATGCCAACTTAGCCAAAGAACTTCTTTCAACCAAGTCCAAAGTAACCATACCAAAAGATTCATGCCCCTGCAATGAGTTTATCATGCTACTCATCCCGTTATCCTTACTAAATACCTTGTTGTCAATTTGACATAGGTCAAAGTCAAAGAATAATCTAGAACCTTCTCCCATGCGAGTAATTATCATTTTAACTAATTCAGTTGTGAGATTTTGAGCTTCTGAACATATTACCAAGCTATTAGAAATACTCCTACCTCTCATTGCCCCAAGCCACACAGTTTCAATTTTCTGTTGTTGCAAATAATTCTCAAACATAAATGGATTGAGAATATCGGAAACATAAGAGAAATATCCACGTAGTTTTTGATTTTCATCACCCGGAAGAATTCCAAGCTCCGGGACATTTTGGATTGATACATTGTTGCGAATGAAAACAATTTTGTCGTATGTTCTCCTATCTAGTTCCTGAAGAGCATAGCAAGTGGTTAGGTACGTTTTTCCAACGCCAGCGTCCCCACCAATGGCAACTAAAGGAATATCCGAGTTTAATAAATCAAAATAAAGTTCTTGTTTAAAATTTCTCGGCTTTATCTTACCCATTAGGGAACTTTCGATAACCTTAAATTTTACTTTTTCCAACTTCCCGTTTTTGTCTCTTTTGTATTTGTCAATGTAGTTACCATCTTTTTTTATTGCCAAATATTGATTTGGTAAAACATCATAGTTTATTTTTCCCTCATAAAAATCTGCGAGTTCACTTTCACTAGGTTCAATTTCTCTTATCCCTGTGTACAAAAGGACACCTCCATCCGACAAAAATCAAGAAGCCCGGTGTAAACTCTCGGACTTCTATAAAAATTAGAATATTATTAAGAAGATTTTATTATTTTTTCTATTCTACTTATAATAGAACTTAAATCTTCTTTCTTCCTTAAATCAATCGTGATATATCTTCCATTTTTCATAGCATAATTCTTTTTCATTTTATCGTGATTCTTCATTTTCAAAAAGCCATCTTTTGTTTTATGAAAAAATTCTATAAATTCATAGTGCTGAACCCCGTTTATTTCTATGAAAATTTTATTTTCGGGAATATAGATGTCATATGGGAGAGTATATTTTGTTTTTGGATTTACAAATACCCTGTATTCGGAAATAGATTGATGGTTATTCTTAAAATATTCCTTAAGTTTTGATGCGATTATAGATTCTTTGTTGCACCCACAAGAAACTATCATCCCTCTCACCAGATGATTCCCTCTTACAATAACAATGTTTCCACAAGAACACCCACATGACCACATTATTTTATTGTTATTATCTCTCCCCGATTCTTTTAAAACAGTCAAATTTCCAAACACTCTTCCAATAAGATTTATCTTTCTACTTATCAATGAGTCTTTATTGTAACATCCGCAAGATTTTGTGTTTCCGCTCTGCAACCCACCAACATTTACCTCAACAATATTTCCGCAATCGCAAATACACTCCCAATATGCTTTGTTTTTTCTTATTTCTACAAATTTTTGAGCTAGAAGTCTTCCAAATTTAATATTTGAAATATCTATCAGATTGGAATTTCTTGTCGCTTCTTTAGAATAGCACCCGCAAGAAACAGTTCTCTCATTTAAAAGACTTGCTCCCAATATAGTTTTTTTCTTACCGCAGTCGCATAGGCATTCCCAAGTTATCTTATTGTTTTTACTGTTTTCTTTTCTGGATAAAACAAGCAGTCTTCCAAATCTAAACCCAATCAAGTCTGTAAATTTTCCCATCCTATTCCTCAAAAAAGTATGTCTAATTAAAAATAACCTATCAATAGATTCCAATCTCTTATTCGCAATATGTTTTATAATATGCAAATACTTTCTCTAACTCGGTGTTCAAAACAGACCAGTTACGAGATTTATTTTGATTACTATCTTTTTCTCGTAAAATTTCACTAAATAGTTCAAAAAATATCTCATCTATATGTTCAGTGTTTTCTGACATTCTTATTCCTTTACAATCTTAGAATCTTTATGTTCTTTACGAACCTGTTTAGCCTCATCGAATGTAAGATTATTCTTAATTTCAATCATATCAATCTTCCAACAAGGAATTGCAAGCATTTTACCTTTCTTACCAGCAACTAACAAATGAGCCTGTTTACCATCTTCGTTTGTACTCGGAACTTGAACTCGACTAACAACTTTATACATTTTTATATTTTCCTTTTATTTAAAAGATTATTCTTCAACGCCCCAAATTGTGCCTGTGATATTAGCCGCTCCGCTAGAAGTAACTTTCAAAACAAAATTTGCAGTTGAAGATAGGATACCTTGACCACCGTTACAAGTAAAATTATATGGAGTATCGGCAAGTAGTTTGGGAGTTCTAAAAATAGTCGTTCCCGAAGCATTATCTTCAAACAAAACTGAGACTGCTCCACTCACAGAAATACTTCCACCAATCAATCTGAAACGCTTCCCCGTTCCGGGAGTCCAAACCGTAGTGATTGTCCCAATCGCTAGAGCATTCAAATCTTTATTGATATTAGGAACTCTAATCTTATCCCAAGTTGACCCATTGTAACCATAAGGGAAAGTAGCTAACGGTGCAGAGTTTACTGAACCGGGAGCGGTCAAAATTGAAACATGATTACCGAAACCGTCTGCTCCCACCGCTGAGATTCCAGCCGCAACACCATTTGTAGTTCCGGGAGTTGTCTGATTAATATCAACGCTACCTAAAGCAATAGAACCAGAAAATGTGGCAGGGAGGGCATACGAAACTAAACTTTGGTCATCCAAAATAACCTTAGTCACACCAGTATCGGTCAAATAAACCAATCGTCCAACAGCAACCGCTCCGGGAATTTTGTCATCAACGTCAATATCCGTTGAGAGAGCAAGGTAATTGATAAAGCCAGCTTCATTTGCAATATATTTTAATGCCATTTTGTTTTCTCCTTTTATTTACGTTTATATAATTAAAATAAAAAGAGCCTGTTTTCACAGACTCCTTTGAAATACTATAATAAAATGCTTCTTTTATTAGACTACGTTATCATCTGCAATTTCTTGAATTCTTTAGATAACAAGTTTTCTTTACTTCGGAATAACGCCTGACACTCACAACGATAAGAAATGTATTTACCAGATGGGGTGTACTTGTAGCCCTTTTCCTTGAAATTCGTACTACCACAATAAGGACACTTCGCTTCTTTCACATCACCCCAGATTCCCATATTTGGGAAACTTGGAATATATGGGAGAAATACATTATACAAATCTTCCAAAACTGTAACATCCATCTGATTATATTTGAACATATAATCCAATGCTTCTTGGTCTCCCTTGTAGCAATTGAGCCAAAGGTCAATATCTGTGTCAATCTTTCCATCATTAATCCCCAATCTCTTACAAAGAGAATCGAGAGAATTAGATTCAAATCTAAAGTTTTTTCTTGCAATCTGGCAAGTATCAATATTTCTAAATAAGTTAGGAAGACCCAACCTGTTTTCAACAAAGAAAGTGTTTACCATAGGCAAATCAAAATAGATACCATTGTGGGAAATCGTAAAAGCCGCCTGAGACATTGCATCCCATAAAGACTTAGTAATTCTACTATGGTCTCTAGCCTTTGCTTCCTTAGATGTACAAACATCTCCGAAAACTTCATTGTCACCCAACCATTTTGCAGACCAACAAATCATAGAGTCGTAGTCTTCAAAAGCAGAAGCGTTTACATACTGTTTACCATGTCTAAATAAGTTTGCTTTCTTGATTTGAGTTTCAATATCAAAAATCAAAATCTTCGGAGCGTTCTTGTTTTTTTCAACACTAAACTCTAAAGGAACGCTAAACCAACTATGGTCATTCCCGTTCTCGTCAACATAATCGGAATGGTCATTTTCACAATGAAATCTTTTCGCATACTTCTCGCCAGTTGGTTTTCTTGTTAAATATCCTCTACTGATTACATCTTCACTATCACAAACAGGGCATACGACAGTCATTATTTTGTTTCTCCTAAGTTTCTGTATTGCTAAATTTTAAAATAATTGTACCAGTCCTCTTACCAATAAAGTCTGTTTTCTCGTCAACCCGTTTAATCCACCTTTTAAAGTTTCTAAAGTTATGACTGGTACATGAGCCTACAGAGAGATTCGAACTCTCACTTCCCCGCAGAAGCAGGGAATTCTCCCAATTGAACTATGGAGGCTAAAATAGTGGGTCTAGATGCGCGGTTTACTCGCTGTCTAATTTTTACGGTTGCCTTCGGTAGCATTGCCGTAAGTTACATCACGCCGAAGAAATAGTGAACATCCTCAGCCCACAAAGTAAAGAATTAAAATTTTAGAATTTCCCCCTAAAAATGTTATGAGAATGAGTTTCCTCTTACGGGTTCAATAATTAACCGCTTGGCTCATATCTCCCAATTTCAATAAGTTTATCACATTATTCGAATTCTGTCAAGGTCTGTTCAGCCTCAGTTTTCTCTAAAACTGTTCTGTAAATCTTACTCTGCGATTTTTGGTTGTTTCTATATTTGTTTGCCAATCTCGCCCTAGCCTTACGGGTAGGTGGTAGTTTACCAAACATCTTAGTTTCCCTGCTTTTCATTTCAGAGTAGTACAACTCAAATACATTTGTTTTAAATGAAACCTGTTCATCTATGCAGAGGTCTATGAATGAACCTAAACTTTGTAAGAAATACCTAACATCCTTTTGTGTCATTCTCGAATGTTCAGAAAATTCTTTTACAAATTCATCTGTTAAAACCATGTCTCTCATAAAATACCTCTTTTATCGTGGTGTTCCTAAAAATTCCAAAGACTTCTTTCCAGATTTCATAGCTTCTAAAATTTGAGACATTGGAATAAACTTTTTCAACATTGCATAAAGCATACCACTTTCTTCACTGAAGGCATCACCTTCTTCCAGTTTTACCATAGTAACAGTTCCATCCGACCAGTGAACCCTAGTTTCTAAGGGAACAATAACTATTTGCAAAATACTCGGATTATTTATAGGGTCATTAAACATTGTTCACCTCTTTATCTGTAATAATTAGTAGTTAATCTTGTGCTGAAATATTTCTCATAATCTCTAATTCATCAACCCATCCCTCAAATCTTTTTAAATCCCTCAATTGTTTCTTAGTCTTATTGTCTTTTATTTTAAAATCTTCAAAACTTAACCCGTAAGTTGAAAGACAATGCGACCTCAAATTATATAACAATATCTTCAATTTTTTAATAATCATGTACTCTGGAAGTTTCTTACCTTCCCTAGAGAGAGCTTTCTTAATCTTACCTTCTTCGTTTATTGATTTTGTCCCATACCCACCAATTGTTGAGTTGTATCCAGAATTATAAGAATCATAATAAGCTATCCAACAAATTTCCTTGTCTGCCAGTTTACTTTTATCGCATTCTTCCAAAATTCCAAATTCGAAGTTTTCATTTCCGTATTTAGTCCAAGCTCTCTGAAGGTAAACATTGGGGTGAACCCCTACTTTCAAATCTTTCATATGCCTTCTAATTCTAGCTTCAACATCAATAGATAGACCTATATACATCTTATTATTTATATTGTTTTTTATATAATAAATTCCGCAAATTATTTTCGCCATCGAAACACACTTTTCCTTATCAAGTAAGTCACACTCTCAAAGTCGCCCGTTTTCTTTTCTCTCTCTGCCACCCGTTATTATGACTTTTGCAATATTTATTTCTCCCCTCCGTTATCACCCCACATTCCAAACAAAAGAAAGGAAGTAAATTTTGAAAATTAGAAAAATTCATTATTTCGCAGAAGAAGTCCCCTTCTGTATAAATTTGGATTCTCCAAGAAAGTTTTCTTTTTCTCACCACACTTACAATATAATTTTTTTCATTTATGTATCCTATGAATTCATCATATTCTTTTTTTCCCATAAAGATATTATATCTTCCAAGTATCTCTTTTAGACTTTGCCAAATATAAATATTTTTCCCAGAATAAATTCCATATTTTTTAGAATAAACGAGAATGCTGAAAACAGATTTTTCCCATTTTCTATTTTTTATTTTTGAAATCTTTTCAATTTCTTCTCTTGTTATGATTACGGTTTCCCTCTCTAGGAAATCAAACCTAGAGCCTAAAACCGCCTTATGAATCGTTTCTCTCAATAGGACGACATTTAATCCGTTTTTGAAAAACTCGGAACGAATATGTTTTTCTATTTTTTCCTTAGACCATCCTTCGCAATTTTTAGCCCACCTAGCAAAACCACACATTTCGAAATAATCATATTTTACAAAACCATCTTGAAATATTTTTTTGGACTGTTCTCTATTCAAATAATTTGTGTTAGCCATTCTTCTCTACCTCAAAATCTAAAAGTGAATAATTATACCCAGAAAACATTATTTCTCCACATTCATCTAATATTGGAATTTTAATCTTATTTGTAAAATATAAAAATTCAACTTGTTCTGGAAAAACAGATATTGCAAAATTTATAGAAGTATTCATTGCCAACATCCCTATTTCTTTTGTTTTTATTGAAATAGAGTCTGCATCTCTCCTAATGGCGATTGCTAAAATCTCACTGTTTTCTCTGTCATAATTTTTTCTTGCAAGTTTCCATTTTGAATAAAGTTCTTTTATTTTTTTAAATTTTTCTTTATCCACTGGAAAATTATAAATCATATCATTTCTTTGATTTTTCAAAGTCTTTACTTCTTTTTCCATAATATGACAAATCTTATTCACTACGGAAGGAGAGTCTTCTAATTTACTATATTTATGATAATAAAATTCAACTCTCTTTTCTTCTTCTGTTTTTTCCCTTTTTCCCAAAAGTTTTTCTAATGTTATTTTAAAAGTAGATATACAATGAGTATCATAAACATCTATATACTTTTTATAATCTTTGTTATAATGCTCGTAAAGCCACCTGAAGAAATACGGTCTCGAAACAGACATTATTTTATTTTGAAAATCAACTCGAACCTTTTCTTTTTCATCATCTGTTTTTTGAAACTTAACCCACCACTCAGGAAAATCCATAATCTTAATTCCTTTAGCGGCATCAATTGATTGAGACTGAAAAGATGTTAAAATCTTTATTCTGTTCTGGATAACCCTATATTCTTCGTCTTCTGGTTTATAATTAGCCAAAGTGGAATATAAAGAAGATGAGTTGTTTGTAATAAATCCAATCTTTCCGCCGAATGTTTTTATATCCGCTTCCCACAGATTATCTTTATTTATGTCTGACTTCGGAGCGGTTTTCCTTTCATACGTTACCGGATTACCTTTTTTAGAACCTTTTATTATTTGTTCATTATTAGTAGTGCAAATTATGTCACCGTCAAACACTTATACCCTGTCTTTCGACATATTTAAATTAGGGATTGGACTATTCCTTTAACCCATAGGGTTACTCATTGGTAGTCTCTGGGAGCTTGCGAAATTCGCCTATCTCTGCTAATTGTCCAATTCTTTGAATTGTTACCGGTTGGTATCAAAGACTCTAAGGAGTTTCTAGCATATTCTGAGTTTATTCATTGCATGTTACCATACACGCGGACTTTTATGGTGTCAATCCGAACCACTGTGCAACATCACGCTATTATCAAAAACATTATAAACGATACCTGTGTTTAGATATTTATACCAGTATGAAAGTTCCTCGTTCTTTTTTAAATCAAGGATATTCACTTCAGAATAATGAGTTAGAGGACTCCTCAAAGATGCAATCTTATTTACATCTAAATTATTCCAATAATTAGAATAAAATTCTCTAGCCGATAAAAGTCCAGTTACCTCTTGACCAAAAGCGTGTTGAGCCAAAGCATATGGGTCTGAAATCATTGTGGAGTAGTTCCCTGCAATATTCAAAACACCAATATAACTCTCTTTTATTTTTTTAGAAATCATTCTTTTTATCTTATCTAAAACAAACTTGTCTGAAACCATATCTGGTCGATAAAATAACACTTTTATTAGAGGGTCTAATCTATGGAACCATTGCTGAGTTATATCTTCCTTCTTTATAGAACCAATTAGAAAAATCATAATTGAAGACCAACTCAATCCAGATAAATCCTTAAAGTATTTTATCGTATCTTTACAGAGGGCTTGTATATCATCATCGTCTAAATCTAAAACCTGAAGATATTGATAATTTGTTTGAACCTGATTTTTATCCTTTTTAGGAGAAGGTCTAGTTACTCTCCATTGAAAGTTTCTTTTTTCAGCCTCATCTTTATAATGTTTTAGGTTTTCATATCCCTTAGACATTTTAAATTGGCTTTCTGTAAGAATACATTCCACAGATTCTATATCGTGTTCGTCACCATAAATATCCCTAATAGTCTTTACTTTTTTCTGTCTAGCATATTCTTGAAAGTCAAATGTTACCAGAAGACCCTTTATCCAAGCACTTCTTATTATGACGGAAGCAGGAGTATAATCTAGTTCTAAATCATAAGCAATTTGATTCGCATAGGAAGGGGTGCAAATTCCTTGTCCATCAAAAACACTAAACACTTGTTCTATTTCTTTTTCTTCAACCTTTGGGTCTATCCCGTACCCTTCGGATTCAGTAACCATGTCTACAACAGTGGGTCTTGTTATTTCCAAATCTGGTATAATTACGAAATTCGGAGTTCTTATGGGAAGCCCCGCAGAAGCAGAAAGAGCATAATAACTGTTGTATTTATTTGGGTTCATCGGAAAATCTTTTCTTCCGCAGTCCAAGTACCAATCCATTTTTTCGTAAAATCTTTCATCTATAAAAAATGATGTAGACCTTCGAGCATTACCCGCACCGCTATAAAGCCTTACGAATTTTATTCCGTTTATAAATAATCCTTTGTTTATCAATTGCTTATAGTGTCTATTGTCATCGAAGATAACGGAAACTATTTCTGGAACAAAAAGATATTTATCAACTATATATTGAAGACTTTCTAACTTTCTTTTAGCCACAACAATATTCTTACCAAGTCTTATTTTTCTTATTTCTTTCTCTGCTTTAGTTATCTCAGAAGACATCAACTCAGTTTTCTTTATTCTCCTTATAAATTCAAGGAGGTTAGAGTCTCCAATGCGTATAACTTCATTATTTCTTCTCGCTTCAGGAAGGGTTATATTTATATTGTAATTATCCTGCTTCAACCTACCACTCTTAAATTTATAAACAAAAAAACTCTGTAGCTTAAGCAATCCGAATCACCTCTAAACAAAAATTGGGGAGATTTCTCTCCCCTGCTTACAACAACTTATCTTCGTCATCTAAAAAATCATTTGGCATAATCATCGGAGGTCTTCCACCACTCGAAGGAGGAGTTGGTCTACCCATATTTGGAGGTAGATTTGGTTTTGGAACAGGTCTCGAATGATTCAATGGATTAGAACTCATGGGATTCATACCAGAACTTCTAGGTTCATTTCTAGGAAGTGATGATGGGGGAGGTACTGAAGGTCTACTTGAGGGTTGAGACTTTGATGGTTGCGAGGATGATTCCCAAGCTCTCTTTTTGAAGATATTGTCTGGGTCATTTCCGACTGCAAGTATATTACCAATCAAATCACCGTCTGTAGATGCGTTAAATGCCCATGCAAGCGCGGTTTCCGGAAAAACATCTAAAAATATAGAGCCTAGAACTGGGAGAATTGCATCCACACTCATCAGGTTCATTACCTCACCTTGATAAGAGTAGAATCCTACGATATTCGTCCAAATAGAATATCCATAAGCCATAATTCCAAGAGTGGTAATAGTCCAGTTCAAATTCTTTACCTTGCTATTGAATATAAGTTGGGCAACGGTAACTGCTACGGCAAGTACCCATCCAGCATAAGCAATTTCTTGATTTTTGAAACCGAACCCATTTTGTGAAAATTGCATAGAAACAAACAGTACAACCACGCCACTTACTTTTGCTAAAAATATTTTAGTTCTTAAGTATTTGTCTGAACTATCGGTCATAATTGTTTTCCTTTTAATTACTTTACAGTGTCATAATTAAAAATCCCTTCGTCACTCTCTACTCCAATGAATAAGCATCCATTCATGATAGAGTTTGTCCTGACAACATTTAGTCCGTCATATGACGGAGATTTCCCTTCAATACCTATCTTATCTGAAAAGGTGGGAGATATTTCCAATGTGTCAGGGATTCGGTTGTATTTCTTTATGTAGTATTTCTTTGCTTCGCTAACGTCTTTACCTGCCCAAAGCATACCAATTATCATTTCTTCGTCCGTCTCTTTCTGTAAGTTACCATCTTAGGTGTGCTATTCCACTTGTGGACTATTTCATACCCAGTAGGTAAGTAATTAACATTTTCTTTATTTCTTTTAAACCACGATAAAAATCCCATTTTATTACACCTCCCAACTCTCACATTCTATCACAACTCTTCAGAAATGTCAAGGGTTAAAGTGTTCGGGTTTTGCCAAATTGGGATGCTCACAAACAGATGAATTGGGTCGCAAAATACATCTTCGCAGTTATAGATATAGGCATCTACGAAATATTGACTCAACCAATCATTCTTTTTAGTGTAATCGTCATCCATACTAAATCTCAATAATTGGAACCACTGAGCGAGTGAGGATGAATTCCAATTTGATTGCATCGTTTTCTTTGCTACCAAATTCCTCATCGAAGTAAACTCGGAAGCCCTCGATAGAAACACTTGAGATTCGATAGTTAGTAACAAGTTCATCGAACAACTTGGAAACTAAATCCTTCATCTCTGTGATATTGGGGACTCTATATCCACCAGAAACTACAGACCATTTCCAATCTACTGCAACTAGACACTTGTGAACTTTCTCGAAATCGAAACTAGCAATTAGTAATTGTTTAATTTCTTCGTTAGATTTCATTTCTCATATCCTCTCAAATAGAGATGTTCTGTTTCTTGAAATATCTCACAGGATTCGTGAGTGTGAGATTTAATGGTTATAAAACAACTTGATTTATTGTAGAACACAGACTGTCGCAATTCTTCATACTCTTTGGTTGGGATGTGGGTGTTATCACATTCCTCAACCATACATTCACAGATATAAATATCTTCATCCATTACTATTCTTCCCCTACAACCTCAAACCCCGACTTAATCATCAATTCGTTTAAAACATACGTATTTGGAACATATCTTCTATCTTCAAGCATCTTACTCATTTCTTCGAAGAATGTTCTAATCAAAGTTACGTCATAAATATTGGTTTCTTTGACTAACAAAACTATTTCCTGTGCCATTTCGTAGATGTCCATATCCGACAAATCTTTACACTTATTAATTTTCAAATATACTTTATCTGTTAAGTCCATGTTTTCTCCTGTCATAAAAGAAGCCTTTTATCGTAGTCTGTATTCAAATCTAACTGGAACAAATGCGGTATCTTTCTGCCCCATCATTTTGTGTCCATTAATTATTTTCTCTCCAAAATCCATGTAAACAACTACATCTCCAAGATAATATTTTATATCATATCTAAACGGATTTTCAAGAAAGTCGGAAGGTATTCCTTGTGAGTAAAAAGTACCAAGAGTTAAAAACTTATTCAGCAGTTTACACAAATTTTCAAAGTAAAATAAAACTGTTCCATCGTGGGTAACTTCTGAACAAGCAAAATATTGAAAATCTGAAGATGGCGAATAATCAACAAAAACATTCATCTTTATATATTCTTCTCGGTCACTATCCAAATCGACACTGAAGGAATTGTTTTCAATTAGTAATTGCTTAAAATATTGTCCATATAAATCCATCGGGTTATAAATATTTACATCATCTTGCCAACCGATAGGCATTGTGAAATCTGGGTTTTTATTCAATCTCTTCTTTATAAACAACAGCGATTTATTCATTCATCATATTCCTCATAAAATTACAGTTTTATCGTACTTTAGAAAACACAAATTTCGTAACCCATTTTTTTAGCTTCCCGTATCCAAAACGAAGATTGGTTACAGTACCTCCGCTGTCCGATACTGTAAACTGACGTACCGCTTCTGAGATTTCAAAACAATACAGAAGATTGAAGAATGTTTCACCATAAAATTCCGTACAAACTTCCCCTATACTTTTATCATTATACATGATTCTTATAATATACATTCTATCCTCCTGAACCTAAAATGAATAACGCCTTCTCATACTTAGTAATTAACTTATCTTTTCTCTCGCAGTCTTCCATCAAATAGGAATTCTTTAAGTTACAAAGAAGGTCACAAATCTTTACTTGTTTCGAAACCGTATTGAAGATAAGATTATCAAGATAATTTTCATATGTTTCAGTATCTTTCTTCGACATAAAGAAAACGGCATCTCCGATAAATCCACCGAATTTTTGACGAAGTTCAGTCCAAGTAGTATCCGTATCTTCAAGAGTATCATGGAGCAATGCAACCATCTGATATTCCGTAGGTAAACCCATTTCCTCAACTTTATTACAGACTTCAATTAGATGATAGGTGTAAGGGAATGCACCGTACATCTGCTCTCCATGTTTCTCTTTCGCAAAAGCAAACGCTTTTTCTAATTCATACGAGTATTCTTTATGTTCCATAATTTTCACGCTCCTTTAAGTAAGTACATGATAACACGTTTACTACGGTTTGTCAAGGGAGTTTTATACCAAAATATGTTTCCATCTCTCTCCGTTAGTTACACTTGAAATAGTTCTAGTAGAAACTCCATATTTTTCTGCAATTTCCCGCTGAAGAAATAGTCCAGTATTATATAGTCTTATAATTTCTTTCACGGCTTCATCAGTCAATATGGAATTGGGCTGTTCTTCACCTTTTAAGTTTTTTCCTCTATTTTTTAAATCTCGGTCTATCATATTCTCCAAATGAGTTCCCAAAAAAAGATGTTCGGGGTTTACACATTTTCTATTATCACAGTGATGGAGAACGTGCAAGCCATCTCTTATTTCGCCATTCGTCATAATCCAAGAAAGTCTGTGGGCTTGAAAGTCTAAAGAATTCAACGATAGATGACCATATCCAGAACTGTCTAAAGAATGTTTCCACTCCAAACACGGAATATCATTCCAGAAATTTACGGTACTAAATTCCACTTTGCTATAAAATCTTTCCTTTTGTTTTTTAGTTATTTCCATTTTATCCTTTTTTATCAAACCATAAATAATTTATCAACAATCTTCGCATTCTCTCAGATGGAATGTATACCTGAATTTTCTCAGGATGAACCATAATCTTTAGTTCCTCGACACTTTCTTCTTTCTTATTCTTTTTCTTTCTTTTTATTTTTCTAATATACTTCGTCATTTCGTATGGAGTAGTTACTCGGATATTAGACCTCCATAACCATTGAACTAATTCTGATAATGCTAAACCGTCTTGGTCTATCTTTATTCCTCTCTTGGTAAAAAACTTATCTGTGTATGGACTTTGATATTTATTCACCAAGTAAGCCAGAATTGTTTTATCTGCCCAATCATTTGTAGCCCTTGTTCCAACAGAAAGGAATGATTTTTCAGACACTTCTTTTCCTTTGAAAAAATCGAGATAGTCTTTGAAAACAGTCCACATTCTTTTGTTTGCATGTTTATCTCTAGCTATGTTTTTGAAGAAGTTTCTAGTGTTGTCTGTGAGGATTTGAATA